CACCCGGATTGACGTGCCGTACGCCACCGAGAACGGCGACACGGAGCACGTAGAGCGCGTGTTCGTGGCGGATCGCCCGGCCGGCACGCACCGGACGTTCCCGACGTTCAAGGCCGCGCAGGACTACCTCGTGAAGGTACCGCGCTGGTCTGTGCGTACCGGCGAAGGGGACTACCACCTTTCCGGGCGTATGTGCCGCCCCGGTTGCGGTTCCTGGTTCTGGGCTCGTAGCGAAGCCGAGCGGGTACTGTCCCGGTACCTGGAACGCAACCCGGAATAAAGGGGTTTCGTGACAGCATGCTTAGCTGTCCTTTGGCGGAATACCTAGTACTATGCGGATACAAGAATCCAAGAGTGGAGAGGGCCGCCGTTAGTGTGCAGGCTTCTGGTCTAGAGACAACAATGTCTTCAACGGTGTGGGTAACGCCGACCAGAGCGCAGCAGGCGTTTATTAGACGCTTTGATAAGTCCGAGTACCCAGCGTTGATCCGGCCCAAACCTACAGAGGAGGGAGAGTAATGGATACCACTAAGCAGGCAGAGAAGCGATTGCGCGAGTTTTTGCGCGATTTGGGCCCCACGGCAGATAGTATCGCAGCAAAGCTGCGCACTCTGGAGGTGAAGGGCTGGTTAAGCGACCCGTTTAGCTGTCCGTTGGCGGCTTACCTGGAGCGTTGTGGCTACGAACGCCCATCCGTAACCCCACGCTGCGGAATTACTGTGTCAGTGCCTACATCGGTGGAGGGAATCACCCAGGCAGTAACGGTGGGCCCTACAAGCGCTCAAAAAGCGTTCATACGACGCTTCGATAAGGGTAGGTATCCAGACTTGGAAAAGGAGCCTGAAGATGCTGTCTACTAAGCAGAACAAGCGCCTCCAGCGAAGTAACGTGCGGCGAGTGGCTAAGCGGTTGCGTCGGCTGGCACGTAAGGCAGCATGGGCGGCTGCTGGGTACTCCAATGTAGGCTACGAGTACAGTCGGCAGGCACGTGGGTTGCCACTCGTTAATCCTATCTATGGGGGCAGCGGTGGCTCCAAGTAGCACCAGAGTATTCAAGGTATGGAACAACAAGACTAAGAAGTGGGAAGAGATTCCCTTCGCGAAGTTGACCGCGGGTGTACGGTTCGTAGTATACGATAACGGGCGGCTGCGACCCCACAGAGGTACTGACCACGTGTGGGTAGCCACTAGTGATCCATACACAGATGCACTAGGACGTGACTGTATCGTGGCAGAGCAAGTCCACGGTATTGTCACCAAGGAGCCTTAGAGAACTGCTGGGCCTACCCAGCAACTGCACCGTTAGCTTAATGGCTAAAGCAGGGGCCTCTTAAGCCTTTGATAGGGGTTCGACTCCCTTACGGTGCATTCTGTGCCTAGGTAGGGCAGGTGCTCTAGCGGATCTTATGAATCTGTAAAGCCAGTTCGACTCTGGATAGGCATACTAACTGGGGATTCGTCTAATGGTAGGACAGCAGGTTTTGGCCCTGCATATAGAGGTTCGAATCCTTTATCCCCAATTGTTCATTGTGCATAGGGAGTAACAATGAATCCAACGTCTCGACCGCACGGACCCTACTCTAGTCCGCATACCTGGACCGATGTAGCGGGGAAGATCTGGAAGATCGAAGACCTATCAGACGAGCATCTACTCAACATCCTGCGGCTGATTCTGCGATCTCCTGTGGAGAGCGTACGTGCAATTCTGCGTAAACGTGTGAGGTGGCTTAGGATGCGCGCTAGGTGTGACGGTGATAGTGATGAACCTTGGAGTTCTGTCTTCGCTATTCAAGCAGAGGCTCTAGCAGAGTTGGCCATGTATGGCACGGACGAGGAGGTACTGACACACTTTGTACCACAGTTGCCTGCGTTACTGTGGGAAAAAACGCGCCGGATGCTGTAAGCAGTGTCGATTAGCGCAAGTGGTTGGAACGGTAGACACGGGTGGCTCAAAATCACCTGCCCTTTAGGGCGTGCGGGTTCGAATCCCGCCTTGCGCATTACTAGTGCACGTTGCTTAGCGTGCAGGGCATAACTGGGGCGGTGACTCGTCCCCAGAACGCGATCCGCCGTAACGAGTCCTCTTGAGTAGGGGTTGCACCCTGCAGCGGCAAATTTTAAGTTAGTGAGGTAATAGGATGTCGCTAAAGCTACTGTTTTTTACCCAGCCTAACTGTGCGCCATGCATCCCCTTGTATATGCGGGTGATTTCAGATCGCCCACATTGGGATAAGCGCTGCGACCTGGAGAAGATCAATATCTTCACGGCGGCAACTGCCCTAAAGCATAACATTAAGTCTACCCCCTATGTTCTGTTGGTAGACGCTGGGACTTCCGCGTGTCTGGGGCTTGCGCAAAATGTGCGCGAATGGCAAATGCTGCTAGCTGCTATCTGTGAGGCTTAGCTGTGACAGTGGAAGAGGAAGAGAAGTGGCTAAAGTATTTCGTAGATAGACAGCTAGCTCTAAATCCTAGCCCAGCATTCGGCAATGTGTTTATGTGTGTCTCTTGTGGAGCACTAGTGTTTAATCCTCAAGTCCATGCCAAGTGGCATGTGTCGCAAATGCGAACAGCGCAGGCTGCTTCGTTTTCATGGAGATAACATGACTATCTGGCTGCTGGACCACAGGGAGGTAGTAGTAGCAGGCTGCCTATGCGTAGCGCTGCTATTGGCGCTGTTACACAAGCTATGGGCGCCACGGTGAACCGCGCATGGACCGCGCTGGTATGTGCTGGAATGCTAGACGGGCTATGGGTAGGCATTCTAGCAAAGTACGGCACAGGTTGGGCTGTGGTCCCAGCTTCACTGATTATGCTAGTGGAGTTCGCGCTGTTCAACTACGTGTTGCGTAGTATTTCGATCACCACAGCCTACGCTGTGTGGGTTGGCCTAGGCTCTCTTAGTGTAGTAGCCGCTGGGTTGTGGCTCGGAGATACGTTGTCCGCAGCCAAGTTCGCATGTATCGTGCTTATCATTCTCGCCACCCTAGGACTAAAGGTCCTATAGGAGCTACCATGCTTGAAGTAACTGCGATGACTGCGCTTTTCTATGGACTGGCTGCGGGTGCCGTTATTAGTGTAGTGGCTGCATCTGGCTGGATTCTAGTAGCGTTTGCGCTGGTGTTTGAATATCTACAGGTACGTAAGGTGCGGCCGTTGGAGCTACAGAATATGCTGATCCGGGAGAGGTTGCGGGCGTTGCACAGCGCTGTCGCGGCAGACGAGCAGGTGACTCGTAAACGGTCTAGAGAGCATGCCGACGACGGACGGCCCCGGCTGTGTCTGGCGCCCCGTATGGAGGATGTGAGCAGTAGTCGAGCAAACACTCTACCGACGGTAGACTTTGCTGCCGAGCTGAACGACGATTCAAACGAAGGCTGTATCGTTCACACTACTGGGTAGGGGCGCTGACATGTACTGGCTAGTAACCATCCAATATCATACACCGCGTAACGCTAGCCCTGTAGTCTACAACATGGTGACGCACGACCATCCAGCGGTACTCTTACGACGTCTCATGGATAACTGGCCCAGCCTATCGTATAGGCTGATGTTCTACGCGGAGCTTACAGAAGAGCAGTTCAAGCTACTTGACGGGGTAGTGGGCTGACACTAATCACTGGTTATGGAGCTAATATGCTGTCGGTGTCTCTAGTATAAGCGTGCTAAGGCTGTGGCTCTGGGCAACGACCCGGATAACAGACGAAGAGTGTTCCATCTTGCGGCAATTCTAATGCGCGGAAAAACGGTAGTAGCTATCAGAGCTAACACCAGAGAGAGGCAGTCAAGGGTCCCGCACATCAAGAGTAGTGGCCAGGTTTGTTGTAGTCTACATGCAGAACAGCACGCGCTTTTGCAGGCACGTGCAGGAGATAAAATCTATGTCATACGTTTTCGCAAAGATGGGTCTGTGGGTTGCGCTCGTCCGTGCGTGGTTTGCGCCGCTGCCTGCGCGCGGGCTGGTATCGCCAAAGTCTATTTCACCAACGAATACGGCGAGTGGCAGTGGTACCGACCCTGGCGCTAAGGTGCATTACACACTTGATCCTGTGGTATACGATGCAGCGATCCGAGGACTAAACATCCTGATTAACTCCATCGGTAGGCGTGGAATTACCATCGCAATTGCATTCTTCATCGCAGGTATGGAACTGCTGGTGCAAATTGGCAAGCGTGCCAACCTCTCTAAGCAAGAGGTAGAGAACCTAGTGGAAGATGTTGTTATCCGTGCCGCAGATGTAGTGTGGGACGGCTACGATAGCATCGATCCATACCCGACGGATGCGCAACTAGCCTCGCTAAATCGCGCAGACCCAGATTCTGATCTGGACACTGACGAAGACGAGTACGAGAACTAGGATGCGCTGGCTAGCAAGTATTCTGGGTCTAGATAAGAAGCCCCCGAAGTTCACACCACAGGAGGAAATTACAGCGCTGGCCGTGCAAGAATCCCAGTACGTAGCGGCTACCTTGGTAAGTGCTTCGCACTGGACAAAGCTGATAGTAGTGAACGATATCGAAATCCGCCGCGAGAACCGTATCTGGCGGATTAATCTAGTAGGCTCGTCACGGGTGTCCTTTTACGAGACACGCTATGACGTGATTGAAGTAATCAAGGCGTCATTTCGACGCGCGGAAAAGTCGAGTGTCCATTAACCCAACCCAGAACCCAAAGTTGAGTTTTCTAAAGACAGTACAAGAGCGGGGGGCTCTTGGAGCGAAGATTGAAGAGGTGCTAGCTAGCGGATTCCCCCCATCCGCAGTCTATCCTGCCTATTGGTATAGCACATCGCCTGGGTCTAGACTGGCTTTCCAGTTGGGCTGCCGTGTGGTGTTTTCGCGTAAAGAGATGACTATTGTACTAGAGCCCCTCTCTGCGGAAGAGAAGTCTCTCCAGGAAGTTCGTTTTGATCGCGCTAAGCAACGAGCGCGCGATAGAACTTCGGCGCTATTAGAGTTTGTACGGCAAGTCGATCTTGATATTTCTATGGAGGACTCTAATGTCGCAGCCCCAGACGATACAGGACCTAGAGAATCTGTGGAAGACGCTTAGGGATGATCCTGCAGCTAGACAAGCTTTCTGGGAGGCAAGCGACGTGCCAGACCGAGTATGGCTGCTAGCACGTAAGAAGCCGCGGGAGGGCATCCTGTTTACGGCTTTTATGTTAGCCGACCAGCAGCCCGCCCTAGAAGAAGACCGGCCTTGGCAAGTTTCAACGGTCATTGAATACGGTCTGGATGCTGGGGTTGATAGCGCCGCATTAAAGTATAATGCGCTTGAGGTGCGCAGGCTAGACAACCTAGCTGCCCAGTTGTGGCCAGACAAACAGTATGCCGCCATTGCAGCTTATGCGGAAGCGCTGGCATATTTTAACTGTATTCGTTGCACGGCTGGATGGTACCCTTCCTTTGCGCATAAGCTGCGGTTTTGTTTGCGGCTGGAACCTAAGCCGTTCAGTCTAGAGCAGACAACTAAGAAGCTGCCTTTGTGTGTTGAGGAGGCGCTGTGGACGTAGGATACCTAAGCGCAGTTAAAACTGCCTTCGAAAATACACGGGAAGTTGCTGATACGCTAGGAGCTGCTAGAGTCCAGCTACGGCTTTTGCTAGACAAACCAAAGAAGACCGTAGAAGAGATCTACCAGCTTGAAAAGCTAGCTAACACTGTGCAGATCCTTACCATTGCGATCATCCAGCTAGCAACATTTGAACAGGCTTACTTAGCAGCTACCGCTAAGACTTGGAGTCCTTATGGAAAAGGTTGAAAAAGAGCTGCCGCCCGTTCGTCCGCCGGAATCTAGGCTATTCGGGCCTAGTACTCCATACCCCATGTTGCGGGTAAATCTAGAGATCCATATGGAGGAGTTCGTGGCGTGGATCCTAGACCAGGGACGCACGCGAATCACGGCTCTACAGTACAGTAATTTGGTATCCTCCATGTTGCGACATGGGGATATCCGCGAAGACGACATTTTCTCGGACGTACTCACCCGGTATGTGGTTAGTACGCATAAGCAGCGTGTTAGTGCCCGAAAGTTCTATCTGCGCTTCCTAGGCTTCGAGATGCCTAACGAGACTGCTGGGCAGCGGCTAAACGCTCCGATGCCGCAGCTTAAGGCACGTGTTACGCGATTGGCCCGAATCATCAAGGTAGCACTAGTACAGATGGTGGATGCGAAGCATGCTGGGGCTGTTACTCCGTCGCTAGACGAGTTGTACTTGGAGGCAGAAGCTTCCTACGAAGAGTTGCAAGCCAAGCGGCAAGCTGCGTCCGGACGATTGATCCTGAACGGAGCAGAGCCTGTCGACTTTATGCAGACTGCGAATGCGCAAGCTGCGGATAATAGACCGATGCTGGCTACTGTGCAGCCTACCAAGGGAGCTACGCTAAAGCCTGTGGTGGTCGAGGATCCAGACACTGACGAAGAGCTAGCAGAACTATTGCGAGGTCTAAAGAACATCGCAGAGGAATGACGTGGGAAAGAACCTAGCCAATCTGTATTTGTCCGATACCGCAACGGTTATGGAATTCCTAGAGTTCATAACGTCAGGATGCTCACCTAAGAACTACGTATCGATCGTAGGGATTAAGGTGAAGCATCTACGGTCCAGAGCTGACGAGCCGCCACTAATCTTCAAGCACTTCAAGGTATCTAACCTAGAAGATGCTGCAGCTTATGTACAGCAACTCGTGGCAGATCGCCGCGATGCGTACGTGCAAGCTACAGTCCTTAAAGCTTTGCCACCACAGGGCCGAGGAACTAAGGAAATGGTAGCAGGCGCAGCGCACCTGTGGTGTGACTACGATGCATATAAGGTAGGCCAGACGAAGGCACAAGCTAAGAATAGCCTTGAGCAATTCGCGCCACCTCCTACCTTGCTAATTGATAGCGGCGGCGGGTTCCATGCCTACTGGCGTCTCGATCAGTTCGTCTCCATTGAGAGCGATATCGAGAATCGCAATAACTGGATCGCAACGACCCTCGATCAAGACAAGTGCCACAGCTTCGAGCACATCCTACGGATTCCTGGTACCTTCAATTTTAAGGACCCAGATCATCCGCGGAAGGTAGAGTTTGCTAATCGGACTGACAGGATCTACAAGCTGGAGGATTTCCAAGCTGTAGACTCCGAGCTCAATCTGATTAGCGGCGCGGACTTGATGGAAGAGCCTTACGACTCTTCTGCATTGGAAGCTCTGGAGCCTGAACTGCTGACCCGAATCGTTACGGGTCCTAAGGAAGAGGACCGGTCTACTAATGACTGGTTCGTGGCATGCGCGCTACTAGAGCGTGGCTTTACGCCAGGCCAGGTACTAAGCGTATTTCTTAACCCGAATCACGCTGTAGGCGAAAAGGCTCGTCAAAGCAACGGGATTAAGTATGCGCTACGTACTATCCAGAAGGCTGTGAGCGTAGCTAAGAAAAAGTTCAAGATGCGCGCCAAGGCGCCATTGCAAGCGTTGCTAGATCCTCTCATCGTAACAGACCCCGATGGTGGCCAGCGCATTGACTTGCCTGTTCAGGGCTTGCCTCTAGCTAGGGCAGCAGCAGCTTTGCTGACCAAGGCCGGGTATCGATTCGTATTCGATAACACGAATAATGTACCCTATGTCTTGACACCAGAAGGCGGGTTGATTAGCGCATTGCCTAACAGTCCAGCCTATGCTACTTGGATTTCTCAAATTACCTTGTTCACCACAGAGAGCAAGGCATATAGGATGTTTTTCTCCGGGATTGCAGCCTACATCGCCGAGCATGGCGACCGGGCCACAATTCATCCCTGGGTACATCTAGACCTAGAAAGGTCCACCCTGTGGGTCCTTAGTGACCACAAGACATATAAGACTGTGTACAAGCTGCAGGCTGGGATGGACGAGATTTCTGCTGTACCCAACGGTACCGGGAATTTTCTATTCTTCCCTAGCGACAATACGTTTGGGCAAGACTTGGTCTTTCCAGAGTCTTTCGCACAAGTCAACGAGCAGCAGCTAAGTCAGCTGTTCGATCTGACGTACGAATATTTTGCAGTCCCTCCCCGTATCAAAGCGTTCCTAACAGCATACATGCTCGCTATTCCAATCGCGCGCACTTATGTCAGGAATGGGATGCTGCCGCTTCTGCACTTAACTGGCAGGGCTGGCCACGGGAAGACGGAAGCACTAAAAATCCTAGGCGCGTTCATCTTTGGTTCAGCAGAGCCCGAGTCGGGCACGTCTATCGCGTCTGCACGCGCTATCGCCGACACTGACGTGTTGTTGCCGTTTGACGATTACGAGTCGCTTAGTAAGGAAATGAAAGAGTTCATCCTTACGTCAGCTACAGGGGCTAAGCGCCACAAGATGGCTTCTGATAGATCCTCTGTGGTGACACAACGTAACCACATCCTTATTGCTCTGTCGAGCATTTCGGATCTGGCTACCGACACACTCAAGCGTCGAGCACTACGCGTAGAAGTGAGCCATCCAAGATGGCCTACGGCAGACTTTAACTCCCTGTATAGGGATAAGTTGATTAGGCAGCGGTCCAATCTGTGGGCCATGTATTGCAAGTTTCTAATGAAGCACATTGTTCCGTCTCTTACCCAGGCTGTATACTACAATCTAGTAGACCGGATTAGTAAGCTGATCGTAGTGAATGAATTCAAGCCCATGGCTGAATTTCTAGCGTTGGCTTACTTCATCGTTCAAAAGCTAGGGACAATTGATCCCAGGTTTGCGGATGAGAAAGGCGAAATGCTGCACGAATGGCTAGCGTATTTTGGTCTATGCGATGCAGCCATCCTGGACGCGTACGATGAATTCCCGACCTTCCTGCATGATATCGCGGACCGTGTAATTGCGGATATCCGGACTGGGACAGTCCCTAACGCGCTGACTAAGCATGTCTCCATTGTTGGTGGTCGTGTGTGTTCTGCGCCTAACTGGTTACGTGGTCTCGTGATAGAGACTATAGATCCAGAAGGTGTACCATTCGACCACAAGCATACATTGGTGCTTAGTGGGAAGATTGTAAGCTGGTTGGCCACTCTAGCTATTACTGGTGGACGGAGCTACGTAAGCGCTTGGAGCAATCCAAGTAGGCAGTTTGAGAATAAGTTGAAGAATATGGGTGGCGTCATAGGAACAGCCGTAGATCCTACCACAGCTACGCAAGGCGCGTTTGCGCTAGGCTCGCCTTTTTATAAGCTAGGACTACACAATATCTGGGTGCAATTCCTAATGCCAACTGGCACACAGGCTGCCTCGGATTTGATTGTACGTCTTTGCTTCTGGTCACCAGAGTACCGGCCCCCAGCCCTAAAGGTTGCTAAGCAGGCTCTAGCCCAGCACGGTCTAGATTTTGACGAGGTCAAGGCCAGACTGGCTAGTGGTAACCTCTCTAAGGAGGAAGCGATAGCGCTTCTACAACGTATTACCAAGAAGGATAAGGAAACATCATGAATGAAGGCTTAGTGCACTTCCTAGGCTTTGATCCTGGGCACACCACAGGGTTTATGCGAGCTGTCTACAATCCCGGCCTAAATGCACTTACGATTGTGCGATGGGATCCGATTATCCTAAATTTGCAAGGACTTGAGAATCCGATGGCCGGTCCGCCTATTAGCGTATTTCAAGATCTAGACCGTCAGGTACAGAACGAGTTTGCTTGGGAGCTAGACGGCGCCGTAGTAGCAGTACATACCGCTATCGAGGATTTCGTGGGTGGCCGTGGCGGAGATGTACAAAATACAGTAAATAAGATCATCGGCATGATCATGTCAAACGTCCTTAATGCGCGCCGGAGCGATGAGAGGTTTTCGCTACCTAAGGTGTATCGCAATACCAGCCGCTATCCATACCTGCCAAAAATCAAGGCTGTAGTGGAAGCGAAGAAGTTCAAGGCTATCTCACATCATAGTGTAGACGCGGGTGCGCATCTACTTCATCGGGTAGCCTACGAGTACCCCAATGAATTTTCCACTATGAGTATTAGCTAATGGGCACCACAGGGGGAGTGCGGATAAGCCTGGCCCAGCCATGCGAATTGTGCGCTCGCCCTGTGGTGGCACACAAGTGTATTCTATGTAACAGTAGGGTCTGCAGACGTTGCTCCTTAATGATCGCATGGCCTGGAGAATACAGAATATGCAAAGTGTGTGTGATCTCGGACGAGCGCTGTGCGCTAAGGTGGTGGGACGATGAATGGCTTAAGTATGAAGCGTCGCGTAAGTGATGGATCACCTTGGCGCCTAGTGTTTACGTCAGACGAGCCAGGGCAATTGAGTGCAGCAGCGGCATATACGGGTTCGTGGCGTACTGCTACGAATGTTACGTATGAACTATCTCCACTTGTAGTAGAGTGGTTTCAACGATTTATGCCAGAGGTTTGTATAGCCGAGGACCTTCTACGTTGGGTAGAAACACTCGGGAAGGCTAGTGCCGCTATTAAGCGTCTAGGTACAGATGCTTCATCGCGAGTATCTGTGGGCGTACCGTACGCTGATAAGCTGTACAATTATCAGACAATTGGGGCAGCTTGGCTAGCAACAGTTAAGCGCGGCATTCTAGCAGATGAGCCCGGGTTAGGGAAGACTATTCAGAGTCTGGCGGCTTGTGATCTGCTCGACGCGGCGCGTGTACTAATCTTTACAGTCAACGAGACTGTGCAGAATCAATGGGTCGAAACGATCCGAGACTGGGGGCTAGGTACGGTCGTCAACGTCAAAGGTACGAAGGCCCAGCGCGAGGCTCTGTTGGCTCGCACGGCGCGGTTCTACGTGCTTCCTACGTCCTGCCTATCCAGCGCGGATGCGCCCCGCACTGGCTCAAAATCCAGTCCGCTGCGGCGCTTTCTGGCGACGGATTGGGATGTGGTCATTGTGGACGAAGCGCATATGCTTCAATCTAAAGAGAGCAAGCGCACCAAGGCTGTCCTTAAGATCAAATCCCCTGCGTTGTTCATGCTGACTGGTACCCCTGTTTGGAACCTGGGCCCCTCCCTGTGGTCCCTACTGCATGTAATAGATAAGAATAGATGGTCGTCGGAGTGGCTGTGGTTGGAACGGTACTTTAATATCATCACCACACCGTTTGGCCGGAAGATCGGCCATGTACGTAGAGAGATGCTGGAAGCGCTCCGCGTAGAAATTGGCGGCGTAATGCTACGTAGGTCTCTGGTAGACATCCATGCAGATCTGCCCGAAGCTAAGATGATCAACGTAGAGCTAATAGCTCCGCCCGACTTACGTGCAGAGTACAAGCTACTAAAGAAGACTATCTTCGATTATCTTCCTGTGTCAATGCGCGGAGAGACTAGGCAAATTGCTACCCGTACACAGGCAATCCCAATCCTGCGGGAGTTTCTGAATGATCCAACTGCTCGTGGCGCTAGATTTGGGAATCCCAAACTAGACAAGATTCTGGAGATTTGCACAGAGTTTACTGGGTCCATTCTAGTATTTACTTGGCACACTGCCTATGCAGAAAAACTAGCTGCTGTGCTTCCTAACGCTCAAGCGTTCCACGGGAAGCTGTCACATACAGAGCGGTCCCTTAGACTTGAGAGATTCCGACGGGGCCAAACACGTATTCTAGTGGCGTCTATGGCGTCTATTGGAGTAGGTGTAGACCTACCACAGGTAGGCGCAGCCGTATTTGCGGAAACGGACTGGACTCCGGCTATTGTAGAGCAGTCGTGGCGCCGCATCTACCGTATCACATCTACTAGCACAAAGCTAGTGTATTTCGTATACTACGCCAAAACTGTGGAGTCGCTGGTGTATAACGCGTTCCAACGCAAGGCCGTAGCGTCTGAAGAACTAATCGCCAACGCGGTGTTTAATGAACTCGACTAACAGGGAGCCACAATGACGCAAGAAAAATTTGAACGTTATTGGGAGGCGTGTCGCTTGCTAGAAAAGGCCTTTGCAAAGAAGTATGCAATTACGCTAGCAGCGCTGAGGCCTATCATTAGTGCTACATGGCGTAAGGTAGAGCCAGGCTATTATGTGTGCGAACTGACTAGTTGGGAGCGTCCACCCTACCAAATGTACGGATACATCGCAGCCCGTAATGCAGGCTTGGTACTTAAGCAGGCTAGGACGGTAACTGGACCAATCATAGTGGATCACTACCTGCTAACGCCAAAGGGCGTAGAGATTCTACTAGATTACAAGACGGAGATCAAGCACGTGGAGGCTATTTATGCAACCAGTCCTTAGTGTGCAGGATAGACTACAAGATGTGTACGGTATGCTACCTGCCGTGGTTCAGGCTGCAATGCGGGGCGATCCAGACATTTGGATCGTTGGGGGCGCAGTTGTTCGGTCTATGCTAGGGATCGATGTCTCCAGAGACATCGATGTGTTCGTTCATAGTAAGGAAGCGTACGACCGAATTTGCACCGCCTTGGCTGCCAGTGAATTCTCACGGCTAGGGCGGATTGCATCTTCGGACTACGTTGATAGTGAACGAACTGTTTGGCAACTCCAGCAAGGGATTAAGCTAGACCTGATCTGTTCGGATTATGCAGAGGTAAGAGGCTTTTTGCGCAGCTTTGACTTTTCGATCTGTCAATGCGCGTATAACGGCGAATCACTACTGCTCGAGCCAGCCTGTGTCGAAGCGCTAGTCAAGCGCAAACTTGTACAGGTCAACTACCACGAGGGGACTACGCGTGAGCGTATTGAGAAGTACAAAGCTTTCATGAGTGCTACGTTTGGAGTCTATTACACAGTGCACTTGCTTCCACCAATTCGACAAGAGTACTGGGGCTACTGATGGACATTGACGAAGTTCGCCCCATTCTTATGGTCTCCAATAGCGAATTGGAGATGTTCAAGAAATGCCGGAGAAAGTGGAACCTTGCGTCGTTCAATCGTAGAAACCTGGTACCTAAGGCTCCTAATCTTAAGTTTTGGATTGGCACTGGGTGCCATTATGCTCTGGAACGTTTTCATGGGCATAATGAGGACCCGTTGGTTGCTTTTAAGCAGTGGACTGATCAAGAGGAGGTACGACTCCGCGAGAGCCTAGGGAAGAAGGCTCCTATTGGTTTCTGGGAAGAGCTACGCGATCTGATCAGGCTAGGTCAGCGGATTCTACAGCACTACAGGTTGTTTACCAGGAATAATCCTGACTATGCCTTCAAGTACGTAGCTACGGAGTACGAATTTTCTGTACCTATCCCTAACCAGCTTATCTATCTGCAGCACCCTAGTGGTCGCTGGCAGACGTGGGTTACTCAACGCTGGGGCCCTGACCCGACCACACACGCAGAGTTTGTGTCGCTGTATACTAGCCGGGGACTAGTGTACAATGTAGGAGAGGGCCAGATTGCGATTCCACCATTGTACGTTGGGCGCCTAGACGGACTAGTGCTAGACGAGAACGAACATGTTCACGTTATCGACCACAAGTTCATGGCCCAGCTAGTAGACCCAGAAATGCTGCTGCTTGATACCCAGACTGCTCGTTATGTCTGGGCAGCCAATCTTGCCATTGATAATGGTTGGTGGCCAGAGGTACCACAGGGGACACGAGTGCGGGGCGCACTCTACAATGTGTGCAGGAAGAAGGCCCCTGTGGTACCACCTATGACGGAGAAGACACAACGTACTAGTGCTGCTAAGAATATCGATACTACGTACGAAGTGTTTAAGGCTACCTTGCTAGACCGGGGCGAGGACCTTAAGGACTACCGCGAGGTGCTTCTACACCTTAAGACAAGGGGTAACAAGTTTTTCCAACTGCATAAGATTGAACGACGAGCTCGTGAGCTAGAGCTGACTGGCGAGCGGCTCTCGTATGAATACGAAGAGCTAGCCCGTATTGCGTCCTTTACAAAGGATGTTCTGCACCCGGCTTTGTATCCATCCCCTACTATGGACTGTCGCTGGTCCTGCTCCTTCAAACAGATTTGCTACATCGCAAATTGGGGTGGAGATGTAGAGCATATGATAGATGCGCAGATGGAGCGCCAGGAACGGCGCGATCTGTACGCAACACAACTAGACGAAGACGTAGGAGAGGTATAGTGGCAATCGCACCAAAGCGGCCCCTAACAACTAAACCCAAGGATGCAGTTCGACAGCTAAACATTCTAGTGTATGGTCATACCGGCTCTGGTAAGACTCACTTCATCGGTACAGCAGCTAAGAGCCTAGAATTTGGCCGCATTTTGCTGCTCTGCCCGGATCCGGGGGCCCTTACCCTGGCATTCGACGACGACGCAAATCAAAACATCGAGATTGCGTCTATTTCATCTATGGACGATTTTGACGCTTGGTATGAGTACCTAAGCGTAGAGAATCCTAAGTCGAACGAATTCCAGACCGTCGCTATCGACGGATTTACCGATATTTCGGAGCTTGCTTTGCAGGAAGCGCTCCGGGTTGTACACGAGAACGACAGCAATCGAGATCCTGATCAGCCTGCAATTGATCACTGGAACCGTGTAGGCATTGCAGTACGCAGAGTCATTCGTCAATTTCGTGACCTGCCTTTGACGTTCATCGCAACGGCACTAGCTCAAGACAAGCAAGACTCCATGCAGCAGACCTTTGTTCTGCCTAGTGTAGCTGGAAAGCTTGCCGCAGAGCTAGGTGCTTATGTAGACATCATTGGTTACCTCTACACGGAGATTGATAAGGAAACGAAGGACGTACACCGTAAGCTGCGTGTGCAGCGTACGGAGAAGATTCAAGCAAAGGATCGAACCCGGAGGCTACCGCCTATTATTCATGAGCCAACATTGCCAGGGATTCTGGACATGATTAGGAATAACCCTATTCAAGTCGCAGTACCGGCCGCAGATCCGAAGTTCATTGCAAAGAAGCCGGATCTTAGCAAGAAGAAATAGTCGTAGTAGAGTAGACAGACCGATAGACAACTAGAAAAGGAAGAAAAGATGCCTCCGACTCGCGTTCGTATGACTGGCCAGAAGCTCCTACCCGATGATGTTTACGAAGGCCGGGTTCTCCAGCCCGAGATTGTCATGAAGGAGGGGAAGGAATTCCCGACCCTCGTAGTCCCTGTGCGGCTACAGCACGGAGACTCGGAGCGCGTACTCAAGCGCTTTTTCTCCTACAGCCCCAACGCCGTATGGGCTATCCAGCAGCTGCTAGACGCGCTGGATATCGAGTACTCGGTCGAGACCGAGGAAATTGATGGTGAAGAGGTAGAGAGTCTGGTGTTCGATCCCGAACAGCTAGAGGGTAAGAACGTGGTATGTCACGTGACGACTACTACTTACCAGGGTAAGAAGCGTAACGATATCAAGTCGATCTCCCCAGCGGACGACTAACAATAAAGGGCCCGCAAGTGTAATGCTTGCGGGCCCTTTTTAGTTAGAGGGTACTATGCATTTTCCGGAAGCCCCATTTTTGATCCGTCTGCGGCATGATGTGCTAGAAACAGTAACACTCTTACCACAGGGAGAAGTAACCAAACTCTCATCGCTGCACGGCAACTATGCCATTGATTTCTTTGGGCAGCTGCTGAATCCAGACGTGATCCAGCTGAACACTCCAGCATCTATTAGGTCCGAGCATCCTATCGCAACCATCGTAAGTTGTGATATGACGCTGCGCCCCGACTTTAATATGCTAGAGAAGATGGCCCGCACGCTGTCAACTACAGCAGGGGCCTTCATGTTTGTAGTGCAAAGTCCCTTTGCCGAGCGTGTGATAGTAGGAATTCGCAACCTACCTCTGCATCTAGTGCAGTCGCGTGCAGATGTGCTGGGAGTAGTGAATTGTTCCAAGCGTAACAATGCCTTGTACATGATCGGACGTAGTAAGACAGCTCTGGACTTTATAGATGTAGAAATTCCAGCTCGCCCCACAGGCAAGCAGCTGTTTGTTAGTGACAAGTATAGAGACGAATGGCCAGCGGAATTTGGCTTTCGCAAGGGTGTAGATACTAGGATTACCTATACCCAGCTGGGGTATGAGTACGTTAACACTCCAAAGAGTCCTCTACTGGCAGCGCGCCTCGTGCTTCGAGCCATTGAGTTTGCGAACGAGCTCGAAGACTCAAGTATGCAAAGCATCGTAATGGGCCTAGAGCCAGAGAACATTGATCTTTTAACTGCAACCACCCTAACCCGACTGGCTTTTATAGCCTCGGACAGGCGATACCAACTTGATCTTCCCCGCTACAACCAGGCCATCAACGGAAGAGTTGCTAGGGCGTGCTAAGTGCCAACAGTGTGAGCTATCCTCCTGTGGTGGGCCAGCTAAGAAGCTAGTACATGGCCACGGTTCACGTACGGCACGTATTGCTATTGTAGGCGAGTCCCCCACAGGGGGCGATGTCTCGGCTGGCTCGCTATTCTCGGGAGGGACTGGCCAGCTAATCGATTTTGTACTGCAGTCTATTGGTATGAGTAGGGATCAGCTGTATAGTGCTTCTGCGCTGTTGTGCAGCTATCCGTCTGGCAAGAAGCCTGGAAAGAAATCCATTGAGGCTTGTCGTGGACGGCTAGAGCTAGAGCTGTCCAGACTACCTAATTTGGATGTAGTAATCGCAATGGGCGGGCTTGCATTGCAAGCTCTCACAGACAAGACTGCCATTACTAAGGAGATCTACAACGTCTATTGGAATGATGCTATCCAGGCATTCGTCATTCCTATCTATCATCCGGCGTTTGTGTTTCGCAACATCGAGGCTTTCGATGACTTGGTATGGGCGTTCCATCGCGCAAAGAGCCTACTCTTTCAGACAAAGGCAGCGCTTGATCTACCACAGATAGATATACGTATTGCGCGCACCACAGGGGAGGCCGAGGGGCTATTGTGGAATATAGCGCATACGGCACGACCCACATGGACCGCCATTGACTGGGAAACAGACTATGCTGATCCTATGCGAAGCCCCACTCTCGCTATTGGGTTTTGCCAGCAGCCGGGTAAGGCAGTTATTATCCCTTGGGCGGCAAGCCCTAGTGAGAATCCCAGTCCGCGAGACCTAGAGCCTACAGAACGTATGATCGGCCTGCTAGGCAAAATTGCTCGCAATCCAAACGTGAAGGGGGTATTTCATAATGGAGACTTCGACGTACGCGTAGCGCACTACAACGCTGGCGTGGACTTTAAGATCCATTATGACACTCTGCTGTCCGACTATGCGCTAGACGAGCGTGGCGGAGGGGATGACCTAGAGGGTACTAGTGGTGGAGTCCGTGTTGGGTCCCACAGGCTAAAGAGTGCAGCCAAGAGGTATCTGCATGCTCCAGACTGGGAGCTAGACATTAAGAAGTATCTCAAGTCTAGCACCGCACGGTATTCTGCTATCCCACGGGATAGGCTGTACCAGTACCTAGCGTATGACGTACATTATACGCTACTACTGCGCGAGAAGCACGAAGAGCTATTGCAAGCAGAGGAGCCGTCGCGAAAAGGGTTCTGGAAGCCGCACGACTGCGTTCATAAGCTGCTAATCCCAGCCCAGAACGAAATCATCCAAATGGAGCTCGATGGTATCGTTATCAATCGAGCAGCGGCAGCTAAGGTATCCGATGACATGGGTACAAAGCTGCAGGATTTGAAAGGCTACATCTGGGAACGTGCAATCGAGCTAGGCTGGCCCGCCGAGGAGATCCATACCCTAAATCTCCGCAGTCCACACAGCCTTAAGCGGTTAGTATACGATCTAATGGGCGTAAAGGTCACGGATGATCTACGCACTAAACTAGGTGGCGGCAGGATTGATACAGAGTACCCCACAGGGAAGGACACACTAACTAAGCTGCGTGATAGAGATCCTATTATCCAGGCTATCCTGGATTTTAAGAAGACTGACAAGCTACGTGGCACGTATGTGGATGCCGTCATTGAGCGGTCCGAGTATAGCGGACGAATCCATGGGCAGTTCACTCTAACTGTAACACGTACTGGTCGGTTGTCTTCGCGTGATCCTAACCTGCAGAACATCGAGCCTTCTACTAAGGTATTCTATGAACCCGATGACGATGAGCCAAGCACGTTCGTAAACGCAGACTATAAGCAGCTAGAGGTTCGTGTAGCTGCCAGAGGCTCGCGAGATCCTAATCTGATCCAGGCATGCAAGGGCGACATCCACGGGAATATCTCTCGTGAGATCTTTAAGAAGCACTATGACGACGTTAATAACTCGACGTCGTTGCAGCAGCTAATCTTGCTGGGTAATAAGTACCCTGTAATGGCTCCGATGATCGCTAAGATTCTGTCGCGGTCAGTAGAAGAAGTGGAGTTGTTTGCGCAAGAGCTGCGGGACGAGCTACGTAATGCAGCCAAGCCGATTATCTTTGGTGTCATCTACGGTCGCGAAGCCTACTCGCTAGCGACTGGCCCCTTGCAGTGTTCGCCAAAAGAAGCGCAAAAGTATATCGACAATCTGTTTTCCAGATTTTCTAGGCTAGCACGGTGGCTTGACCAGCAGAAACAAGATGTATTGCAGTATGGCTGGATTGAGTCAGAGACTGGGCGTCGTCGGCGGTTCAACTTCGTAACAGACGAGTTTGAAGCCAAGATTCTAAAGCAGACTGTCAACGCGCCAGTGCAAGCAGACGCATCGGATATCTGCTTGAAGAGCTTCGTTGTGCTAGCACCAGAGTTGCGAGAGCTAGGTTGGGGTAAGCCTAAGCTGCTAGTCCACGATGCTATTGGGTTCTCGATCAAGAATCAATATTTCGCGCTGGCCTTGCCACTCATTAAACAGCGCATGGAGCACACCGTAGAAGACCCAGAGCTAGTCTTCGAAGTAGACTTCAAGGCTGGCCCCAATTACATGGATCTAAAGAAGGTAAAGCTATGAAACCGCTAATCAAATGGGCTGGAGGCAAGACTTGGTTTTTGCCTAAGTTTGCAGAACTAACAGCCGGAGTTAAGTACACTGCGCTGGTAGAGCTATTCGCTGGGGGCGCCGCCGTAGCCTTTGGGCGCGAAGAGCGCTCTGTGGTGCTAAACGATATCAATGGTCCACTCATTGATTTCTATAAGAACACCAAGCTGGGACATCTACCACCAGTCTACAACAACATGAATGAGGAAGTGTATGCTAAGCTGCGAGCTAGGTACAATGCAGTAAAATCGCAACCACAGGGGGGATTCCCTAGGGAATCTGGCGATCTGTTCTATATAATGAACCGGTTCGCCTTTAACGGACTGTACCGCGAAAACGCCGGTGGGCAGTTCAATGTGCCCTGGAACAAGAAGCAGCGTGCCGTGGATAGCGACTTTCATAGCGCCTATATGCTAATGAGTCAGGGCGATTGGGTCCTATCTAATCTTCCTTACGAACAAGTGCCATTGTGTCCAGGTGACCTAGTGTTCGCCGATCCCCCATACGCTGACGTGTTTAGCACTTATGCCGCCGGAGGGTTCGGCTGGGCCGCGCAGGAGGCGCTAGCGGCTTACCTATCTAAGCTCAATCTTCCTGTGGTGGCCACAAACAACGGAGCACCTAAGGTTCTGGAGCTGTACAGAGACTACGGCTTCAATGTACAAACAATCAATGCCCCGCGCAAGATCTCTTGCACTGGGGACAGGGAGCCAGCATGCGAAATGATAGCTACAAGGAACTTGGTAAGTACGTAGTAGTGGTTGGTCTTATTTGGCTTAGCACGATTGTAGGTAGCATCGGGCTAACCAGTCAACTAGTAGAAAGCAAGACCACGCGTCAAGTGTGTGAAGCTACTGCATCGGCGTATGATCTACGTGTAGATCGTATCCATGCTGGTGCTTGTGACTTTACAGATCCCTGGACTCGGGAGGCGCAGTGAATACGACTGTTTATCTGGCTGGGCCTATTTCTGGTTGTAGCTATGATGGCTGCACAGAGTGGCGTACCTTCGCAAAGGAACGTCTAGCAGAGGGATTCCCAGTAGAGCTAGCAGATGTGATCATTCGCGTCCTGGACCTATGTGGTAAGTTCGGAATCGACCTTCGCGCAGCTGTAGCAATGAAGATGGCATACAACGAGTCTCGGCCGTATCGACACGGCGGGAGGACCTGCTAATGTGGAAGATTACTAAAACGTCTGATGGCCGAACCAGCTGGGTATGCAATCAATGTAAAATGTACGTCGTCCAGGACGACGTACCACCGCCCTGCGCGTGTGGCACTCATTTTCAGACTAGCCAAGGAGGGACTTCCGGTGTAGCCGCGGGCGGAGGTTGGAGCACCTTTATGGCTGGTACAGCTGGTATGGGTGGCGGAGGTACTGCAAGCGAGTCTAAGCCCCCCGAGTCTAAGAAGGCGGATGCTACCAAGCTACCATTTCATCTACTACCTGCACGTCCCATTGAAGAGATTGTAAAGGTACTGCAGTTTGGAGCGACGAAGTATGGGGACCGTAATTGGGAAAATCCTGGTCTTTCCTGGAGTCGTCTATATGGCGCTGCTATGCGTCATCTTTTCTTGCAGTGGTGGGGACAAGGAGAAAACAAGGACCCAGAAACAGGACTAAGTCACCTAGCACATGCTGCGGGCTGTATTCTGTTTCTACTAGAGTATAGCTACACACATCCAGAGCTAGACGATAGACCTTACAAACCCATCGAAAAGCGGGGTTGATCCTCGACTTACACACGTCGTATACGGGGCGGGCGATCGGGGGTAGGTCTCGGTATAGGGACCCTCCCGATCGCATCCCCCGATTGAATCTGGCGGGGGTACTTTCAGCCGCTTTCACCTTAGAGGTTTCCTATGGATTCCACGCGATATCTTCTACGTTACGTCAACCGTGCCCCAGTAGCAGATGGAGAGCAAACACATCAATTTTCTTTCTACAATGGAGACTCCAAGAATCTCTCGGCGTTCGCTTTTACGACAGACAAGCAAGCCGCTACAAAGCTCACTCTAGAAGATGCTAAGGTACTGTGGTACACAGCACTTAAGATTTATTCTGCGCTAGGCGCCCATAGCTTTGATCTAGTACAGCTACAGGAGCCCTAGTGGACTACGTAATTTCTATGCTAACGCTAATCTGTGCATTTTGTGTCATCTTAGTATGTGTAGGGCTAATCCTACGCGGGAAGAAGTAATGTACAGTGCTCGTGTACTCGCCGATTCTGTTTCTCCCGCGGGCCATAGATTGATCTCTATGGAAGTGACCTTCCCACGTATCGTACTAGCCGAGTTCAATACACACAAGCGGCTTACTAAAAATAGTGCGTCTTCACGGGCTATCCCCGTAGAGAAGCAAATTAAGCGTGTACGTGAAGACCCCTTCATCCCCATTTATTGGGGTAAGAACCAAAAGGGCATGTCAGCTGACGAAGAGCTGACACCTGTACAGCAGGCAGTATGCTTGCATGAATGGCTGCAAGCACGTGACAATGCAGTAGAGTCCGCGCTAGAGCTGCTGCATATCGGCGTGCACAAGCAAATTACGAATCGGCTTCTAGAGCCATTCATGTGGCACACCGTAATCACCACAGCGTCTTACTGGAAGAACTTTTTTGCTCTGCGTAAGCATAAGGCTGCGCAGCCCGAGATTCAGTTCGCAGCTGCTCTTATGCTAGAGGCATACAAGGCTAGTGCACCACAGGTAGTCCAGCACGGCGATTGGCATCTGCCGCTAACGACTAGGGAGGAGCGGCTAGATGAGCCTAACTTGCCTTGGCCCATGATCTCGGCAGGGCGTTGCGCGCGAGTATCGTATCTAACACATGACGGTAAGCGGGACGTGCAAGCAGACATCGACCTAGCCCGTAAGCTTACAGACCGTGGCCACATGTCTCCGCTTGAACACGTAGCGCAATCCGTGCCTTGTGTGGAGCCAGCGTACGTAAGTAATTTTCACGACAGTTGGCTACAGCTACGAAAGACAATGCCTAATGAAGCGTGTTTCTATAACCCCGATATCGATGAGGTAGTCTGTGAATAAGACTCTAAGCCCCTTTGGGTATGTGTACCCAACCCCGACGCACCGACAACACTTTGTATTCACACTGGCCGGGCGTAGTGTAGGGTTCGTGTCTCTAGTATGGCGCCTAGTACCTGGGAGCGCGGAGAAGGTACATCCTTTCTTCGCAATCGAAGGGCGCTGGGCGCACGATCTAGACCTTGGAATCGCATGGTGCTGTCCTGCAGACGTCCATAAGTTCTCTCGCAACCAAGGCGAACGTATCGCAATGCGTGAGCTTATGAGTAAGTACGGATCGACACGAAAGCACGTGTTCACGGAAAGCTTGGATGCCAACGATGAACTAGTGCTTAGGTTCGCCAGCCCTTGGAGGCTTAAGCCCATTCTACAGCATCAACACCCGCCTCGGTGGGCCGCCTGGATGCTAAGGCAGCCTGATATCGGACTGCAGTTGTTGGACCGAAGAGACGTAGTCATGCCAAGTCCGTTTGCGACTAGGCTGAAATTTTAGCCTAGAAACACAAAAAGCGCTCCGCGGAGTTTCCGCAGAGCGCTTTTTTTGTCTTTACTTTTTACTGCAATGAGCTGGCATAGCAAATGCTATGCACTGGCAGCTCGTCTCCAAACGCTACAACGTAAACTGGCATTGCCTGAAACACACCAGCTAGCCGGCCGCGCGTATCGAATACTGGGCCGCCGGAAATCCCGTGGTCGCAATGCCCGCCAGTGACTCCGTACATGTCGTCTTGCTTGTTGATTACCTGGCCGCGCCACATCGTTAGCGAGCCAGCGGGAAATCCTAGTCCGTACACTTCCTCTGTATAGTACAGCGGATACGGGGACAGCCGTGCAGGCTTAGCCACCGGACCCGACAACTCTAGCAACGAGATAGGAGAAAGGTTGCTGTGCTGGACCGACACAGCTACTTCGCAAGTCATTACGTGCTTGATCCAACCACAGGCCCGTACGGATGTCTCATTCTCTGGCACATGGGTGGCGGTAACCACCGCATGAGCGATGTCGATGTGCTTTGGTTCTACGTAGGTCCCGCTGCCGATGAAGCGCCACGTACCGTCAGCTTGCAAGGCATGAATCTGCACTAGATGATCGACCATATCGATGGGCTTTGCGGCCAAACAACTAATCAGAGTAAGCAGCGTCATAAGCATTAGTCCTCCTCACGTAGTTTGAACTGTTGAACCCCCGTCGCTCTAGTCACTCGTTCGGCTACTGCACGGGGGTTTTCTACTTTGTACTCTTTGCCACCATAGTAGATAGTAGAATCTAGAATAGGCAGTACTGCTATGTGTACGTTGCCCACCACAGGGCGATGGGCAATAGCTATACCTTGCTGCCAATTGGACTGCTTGTTAAACCTAGGAATGGGACCGTCCAGCCGGACTAGACACCCTGGGCTTACCATTGCTACTGTCTTAGTCCCCTGTGGTTCCCAGCTGGTTTTTTGATCGTATACAATACGGTGAGCATGCCCTTGCACAGTAGTGTGTGTAAGCTTATCCGCCTTTAGGTTTGCGTACTCTTCGCCGTGGCGAATGCATAACTCATCCCATAGCCACATCGGAGTATCGTACTCCGTATTGGATTCAATCCCCAGCTCTTGGAATCTAAGCAGATTCTGTAGCGTTAGCATGGGTTTCTTTTCTTGCGCAGGGCGGAGGAAATTCAATTCCTCATTCAGAGTTCGTACTGCATTATTTAGCCTAGCGTCGTGATTGCCATACACGAAACGAAACTTTGTCTTGGGCGCCGCATTGCGTAGTTCCCATAGCCAATAGAACCCCTCTTCGACGGCTGGCTGGGTAGTATTGGCGTATCGTACACCCTTTCGCCCCCTCTGAAACTTCGAATACTCTGGTAGGTCTAGGTAGTCACCTAGGATGTACAGGTAGGTTGGCTGTTGCTCGCGCACAAACTGAACGCAGCATTCAATAGCCGCCCTATCGTGGAACGGGTCAAGGTAGCTGTAGGACTCATCCCATTCGTAGCCAATCTGAAAGTCTGGCAGAAAAATGGCTGTCTCTGTGGTACTTGATACATTATATGTGCTACTCAGCACCACAGGGAGGTCGGCGCGGGCAGGGACTAATTCTAGGGCAGGGAATCGCTCTAGGTGGGCCTTGACCTGAAAGAACTCTGCGATCTCGCCTGGACCGATTGGTCCGTCCCACTTGTTAACAGAGAACTTAGTAACAGTCCATTTAGACTGATCTACCTTTGTCTCTGCTAGCAGCTCGTCTAGGGTCTTGATTCTACCGTCGTCTGTACGAACCGGAGTTTCGAAAGTAACAGAAGGCATTGGAGTCTCCTTAAGGCATGGAAGCGGCTAGATCATAGGCTTCCTTAAGCCAAGCAGAGTACTTAGGCACTTGCCCAGTACCGTTGTAATACCGAGCAAACGTGGCCCAATCCTTGTTGGTAATGGCCTTTAGCAGGCGCGTGTCAGACTCGATGAAGTTAACCACCATCTCGAGTTGTTTGTTGATATCGTGCGAATCCAGATACATGGAGAATGGGTCCATGTACCCCGCACGACCGTAGTTAAAGCCCATAATCTGGCCTACCCCAAACGAGGTAGCTTGAATGGCTGCACTAGCAGCGCCAGCGTCCATGTTGGTCGCTGTATTGAAAGCAAGCCATTCGGTTGCCTGGGGGCCGCCGTGCAGCTTAATCCATGCAGACGTGCTCTCTGGCTTTACGTAATGCTCCTTCCAAGTCTCCTTAGCATCAAATCTAAAGTGCACATCAAACAACTCCCTGTGGAGCTGACCGAACAGCTTGAAGAACTGATGCACTTCAAATCGGATGATGGGTAGCTTTGTGATAGGATCTATACCCTGTCCGCTAGCCTCCACCGCGAATACCGCAATGAGCGCGTTGATGTCTACCTTGGGCGGAAGAAGCGTAGCTAGCACCGGAAGATACTGCCTAGCTAGAGTCACTTTCGTAATCATTTTAGTCCCTTAGTTACCACGTTTCTACGAGGATGTAAGCCTGACCGCCAGCACCGCCAGCACCGCCAGCAGTAGTACCGGCACCACCACCACCGCCACCACAGCCTAGTGCTCCGTCGCCACCATCGCCGCCCGTACCAGAGAAGTGTGAGCCTCCACCGGTTCCACCATAGGCCCAGGCTAGCTCGTCCGCTGTGGAGCCTGTAGCGCCCCAGGTACCAGCGCCGCCCCCGAAGATGCCATCTTGTCCGGCACCACCAGCAGCAGCACCACCGGTGCGTTGTGCGAAGTTACCGGCGGCTGCATAGTGTCCGCCGATAGCATCGGTTGCTACACTCTTACCAGCACCAGAGCAACCCGCGCTTAGTGCACCCCGAGAGGTAGCGCCGAAAGGGGCTTCGTCGGCAGGGTGGCCGCTTGCATGTGCAGTCGAAGACGTATCACCAACGTACACAACTACGTCGCCGATACGCATACCGATACAGAATTGGCTGGACGCAGCGCCGCCTCCCGCGCCACCCACAGATGAACCAGGTTCAGCATACAAAAGCGTATTGCTGAACCCAGAAGGGAACGACCCAGTACCAGTATAGCTAGAATTAACAAACTCTACTAGCGCGTACTCTTGGGCATCTCCTACGAAACATTCTAACGTGTCCGGCAACTGGGTTCGCTTGAAAGTTCCGATGGTAGTCGCACCAGAGCCGCCTCCTCGCCCTCCGGCGCGGTTAGCAGCATTGTCCCCTGTCACACCAGCATTACCGTTGCCACCACCGCCTACTAGTGTCAGTCGGACTGTGGTGCAATCAGTGGGTAGATTTACTGTGGTGTAGCCCAAAGTAGTTAGTACAGTCAGCGAGTAACCTGCGAGCTCTGCTGACCCGACTGCGTCTGCTGCGATAGTTAGTACAGTACCACCGGCAGTCTTTGTGACGTCTCCAGTAAATGCACTAGTCTGTACGCCACCGCCGCCAGTGAATTCAATACCTCCACCAACTGTTAGTTGCTCTACAACTCCTGGGGCTGCAGTATCCCGGCCTAGTAGCCTATCGCTAGAGATATCCTGGATCTTAGCTAGAGTAACCGCAGAGCCCGCGATGTGCGTAGTACCGACGCCCAAAGCTGCCAACGTTAGTACGCTAGAGCTTACGGTAAAGTTGGTGGAATTGTAGCCGAAGTACGCAGAGATATTGGTTGGACCAGTACCGCTACGTTGCCAACTTACATTAAGCGAATTAGCTGGAGCTGCAGGAGTAGCGTCGTCAAAGTCAGCATCCGATACACCCGTACCGTTTACCGATACGTTGTCGCCACCGCCGCCGCCTCCACTACCAGTAAGACTAACCCATGCCGAACCGTCCCAGCCTTCGAACTCTGGTGTGTCTAAGTTAAATCCAATCTGTCCAGCGACGACCACAGAGGGGCGATTAGCTGTAGTCCAGATAGGGGCTACCAGCCAAGGATTTGTACCGATAGCCATGTGTTTGTCCTTAGAGCCGGTCTAGGAATAGTTGGAGTGCAAAGAAGTCTATATCAACTTCACGTGCGGCGGAGGTCTTAGTAAGCGCGCCAAAGACTGGCACTAGTAGGTCGGAAGTGGGAATGTTGGTTGTCTTAACCGACCCAACTGCTTCGCCCTTGACTGTGAACTGAATACCGGTGTCAGTCATGTACCAGCCTAGATTGCACCAGGCGCCACCAGCCACACCCATATCTTGCGTTGTTTCTGTGGTTGCAGTACGTACTACGCCGAACCAATTCTCACCCGACCCAGTGGCCTCGTTGCGAAACCCAATACCACTAATCGAGTTAGACAGGGCTTCATCTGGATTAGTATTAATCGCCGACCACAGGCCGACCCAGGTGCTAATATTGGTAGTATCTTGCATCTTGACTTTGCACCGGAATTCTGACCCGATGGGCGGAGCACCTTGTGCTAGCTGCTCAAGATGGATTACTCCGCCGTAGCCGGACGTTACCCCTGTGGTGAGCCTGGTAATACCAATTTCAGACCAATCCCCAAAGGCCCCCACAGCGTTAACTTTGGTAGCAACGATGTGCCCCGAGATATCGTATCGCTGCCAGGGCAACTCTCCGATAGTGGGAGAGCAAAAATCGTCCTTGATAAGGATTTGTCTTAGATGGTGTTCTAGGTTGTTGGCGTGCTCCTTTAGCTCAATCCGGTTGATACCATACTTAGAAGCGTTCGCACCCTTGGAAAGGCGAATACGTGCGTAACGAGCCCCTTCCGGAGGGACAAGGTGCCGAGCATTTACTTGCCAAGTGTTGGCTGTGGTAGCTGCAGCACTAAAGATAGTCCATGTGGCTAACGTAGCTTGTGCACCATTGTACCAGCGTACGTAAACTGTTAGAGCATTGGAAGTAGAGTCCGAGGCCCATTCCATAAAGAACCTGTAACGCTTTTTTGGCGTTACAGGTATGATGGCCGAAGCTGCAATGCATGCGCCCATTGTCCCCTACTTTAGCAACAAGAACTTGTCGCCGAACCGTGGCGTAACAGAAGTGTATACGGTGCCGTCGTCTAGTGCCGCGTCGGTTGCCCAGGTACCTGTTTCCATAGACCAGCCGTCAGGTTCAAACGCGGGGCCTTTAGTCTGTTCGTTGAAGTGGGACGACAACCCCTCGTTGAATACTGTATTGTCTGGATGCAAGCCTGCCGTACCCATAGCTAGCGCTTTCTTCCCAGCTACGGTCTGGTACCCAGACTCGCCAGCCTTAGAAACAGCACGAACGTGTACATCTAGCAATTCGTCCACAGGGACGAGCCCAGACTGTTCAGACTGGATAAGGAAGGAGTTGGCCTTGGTTACACCGACTAGCGTAGCGGAGCTTGGCGTGCCCCCAGACTCTGTTACGTGTACCTCGAAGAACGTATCCTTGAGTAGCTGTCCATCCTGGTAGGCATCGAATCCGGTCATGGCCAGATCCCAATTTACCTGCATACCTAGATTAGACTCTGTAACGCGGGCATCTGCAATCTCTGCAGCATCGCTGCGAGGCTTACGTGCGATACCGTTAACCCCGGCGTTCTGGAACCAGGCTAGGTTTTTCCCAGCCGCTTTGTCTTCGCGCAATTGCATGTGAGTGTACGCCCTACCCTCTGTAATATAGTGTCTAAACGACACCACAGCGTAGGCTGGGTCATATGTGTAATGCACATCGTTAGCTTCAAAGGTGTAGAGGTCGTCTAGCTCTACGTGGGCAAATAACGGCATGTCTACAGTTTGGGCAACTCGCGGCAGGCTTAGGTCGTCTAGCATGGCACCCGCCATGATAGTGGCCTCGGCTGACGTATTGATGATAGAGCTAGCAGCTTCTGTTACACCCATCCACCGTCGACCATAGGCTGTTACAGAGGTAGCGCTAACGGCTGTAACACTCTTTGCCTTGGGTGTTCCGTCAGCGCGTAAATCTGCAATGTCCGGATACGTAACCTTGATAGCGTTCCGGATACCTGCGATATCTACATTCACACTATTGATGCTATAGTATTGTTCCTGATTGAACGTACGATGCACCGACACATTATCTCGTGAAGGTTCGATTAGTGTCAATCGAAATGCACTAGTCCCCGAGTCCCACAAGTACTTAAGCCGCCAACCAATCTGGTCTGATAGCAACAGCAACTGGTCTGCTAGGGATTGCTGCGTAACCTTGAACTCTAGAATGTTCCACGAAGGTGTGGTCGGGGTGTACAGCGTGGGAGCCGCACCACCTAGAACGTCGTCTAGGATTTCCTGCATAATGTCTTCAACAGGGTTTCCTAGGGAGTCGCTGTATGCAGCCTCTGCCTCAATGAAGGTGTCTTGCAGCTCTCGAAACTGGTCTCTACAAGACACCTCGATGGTATCGCTACCCCAGTCGATAGTATCGATGGCACCACGGAAGAGCTCGATGTAGGCTAGGTGCCCAGCATTGTAGTCGGCACCGTACTTTACAGATACCACTACTTCATGGTTTAGAGCCAGGATGGGATCCCAGGACCCGGCGATATTCTTATTGATTCTGGTTACCTTGTTAAGGGGGGCCATGGAATCGTTGTACACTGAACGCTTAATGCGGATCTTACAATCCGCAGCGTCAGCATCGATATCCATTCCAGTCTCTACACCTAGAACCCAGTTAGTGCCCTTAAAGGACGTGATATCCTGTAGCGTACCGTCGCCATCCTCTATCTGCACACGTAGTGTAACAGACTTGGATTGGCTGGCGTAGATAGCCTCATGGTTTGCATCTATGGTACGCATTGTAGCTCCACTAGGACAGTCTAGTATGCTGGTGTAGTTCGAACTCGACTTGCATTAGGTCATTGTAGAATGTGCCATCCACAGTACCCTGTGCGTACGACACACCTACATTCTGGCCTATTACATGGTGAATCTGGTCATTCAGCATAGCACCACGATTTCGTAGTAAGGGCAATGGACCGAAGGCCGTGTTCATTGTGCCTAAATCCTCTGCCCAGGCTGCGTCAATTGCTTCGTCGATAATAACTAGGTCATCGAAATACGACTGTGTTACAGACGTTGCATCGGCAAGAGTAAACACTCCAGCACTTTCAGTGATGAAGGCAGTAGATGCGCCGTCGTTACGCACACCATCTACCCACTTGTTGCCGTTCGAATTTACGATGTAGTGGTTGACTGGGTTGAAGTCCGCATCCCCCTTCCACAACATCACAGTCCAGTCGAAGACATAGCCAGTGTCGAATGTGACTACTTCGCCAGCATTAATCTCTAGTCCGGCGTCGCCGAACTGTTTAGCACTAGTATTACGTGCGGTATGGTTATCTCCAGTAGCCGGGAACAATCCTTTACTGGAGTACAGATAGTCTGTGGTGTCATCGAAGTTCCACACGTGGCCCCGACCTTGCAACAAAGCTACAAGGAATCTGGCCTCGCTTGGAATCATCCACGGCGTAGTACCTGACCACATACGCCGTAGATGCTGGACTGTAGCTAGTGGCTTACCGTTGTAAGCCCTAGTGAAATCCCCGGTAACAACTGGTGTCATACCAGCGCTACCGGGGCGCACCGGGATTGCATGATTTTGGAAATACAGGAACGTGTTAGCCATAGTCTATCCTGCTACGAAGCGTCCCGCAGTGGTGAGCGGTGCACGTCCTGTGGAGGTTAATCCCTTACGCTTAGCTACGTTCTGTAGCTCATTGTACAATTCATCTAGGTTGTTCGCTTGCACCACAAGGGTCTCGATGTAGACATTGCCGCTACCGGCGCCACGCGAGACGCGCATTGTAGCGCTAGACGCCGAGGCACCGCCGACCCCACCGGTCGCCCGCACGTCGCCCGCACCGTCAGACTCTGTAGTATCGATGGCGAGGTCAGGAGAGCCGTCCGGGCCGCTAGTACCGCCCCCTGAACCGCCCCCGGAGCGTCCCCCACTTCCACCGCCACTACCTGCCCCTTGTCCTGGGCTAGTACCTGTGGCAGAGTTCAGACGGGCTAGAGCAACCTTGTAACCCTCGGGCACGTTCAACAGAGATTCTGTCATAGCGTCCATCGCATCCGTGGCAGTCTCTGTAGACTCCGTGTGGTCTGCGATTGCTGCAGCATCGTCCCATGTCATATTCCATAGAGTCGCCATGTCGTCAGCCATGGCATCAAGATTCCATTGCGACTCTTCTAGCTGGTCTTCTAGTTTCTTGAAGACCTTACCCATTCCAGGAATGGATTGGATTACATCGATAACGCCAGTGACTGCCCATACGAATGCGTTCCACAGAGCGCCAGCAGCAGTAGCGAAAGCTAGTACGATTACACCTAGACCCTTGAATACCCAGAATGCAGCCTCAAGCACTGGCTGCAATACAGTAGTAATGACTTCAAGTAGGTCTGTGTTAATCATAGACATTACTTGTGCTAGCATTTGGAAGGCGGACAGTAGCGGGACGAAGAGGATGGCCAGGCTTCTAGCTTGGTTAGCCATCATTCCCAAAGCAAGCCCAAATCCTGTGGTAGACATGGCTACTTCTACAACTACAGTAATCAACTGACCTAGTACATTAAAGAAACTCTTAAGCGGGCTGATGTATTCATTGAGTGAGGAAGAAATATCTGTGAAAATTTTGGAAAGAGTTTCAAACAGATACTGGATTGTCTCTGTCCCCAGGATTAGCTGAATGACAGCGCCTGTGGCCATCGATAGAGTAGAGCCTAGCTGTAGCAAGCCGCCCACAGACTCGGGTAGGGCACTAGTGATTTGCCCGCCCATTAGACCCATCAAGCTGCCACCTTCGTCGCCAGCTACCCAGGGAGTAGCGGGATTAGGTAGTTGCTCTTTAGCGTACTTTAGACGGCTCTGGATACCCTCTAGGTACTCAACAAGCGGATCGAACGCTGCTTCGAAGTTGTCTATCTGGAGTGCCAAGTTATCCGCAGCACCTTCCAACAGATCCGACGTAAGGCCGAGTACAGCAACGCCGGGCTGGAACAACTGCCACAGGTAGTTCTCTACTAGCCTATTCAGTACCTTCGTATCTACCTTACCCGCCCCCACAGCCCCACTATCGCCTAGACCGAGCAACTCTAGTAGCTGCTTAAGGACTTCGTCTGGGTCAAGGGAGCCCTTTTTGAAGCCTTGCATAAAGCTCATCATGTGGCCAAACACCTTGTCTGGCAACATGGACTTAAACAGGTCCGCTAGGGGGCCGTCAATGAACTCGGTAAAGGAGTCTTCTGTAGAATACAGAAACTCTAGTAGGGTATTCTCTACAAAGCTTGTAGCCGTATCAGTTATGGCGCCGTGGAGTCCACCAGGCTCACTAAGCTTGTCAATTAGCTTATCAGTAGTGCTCAAGGCCCCCTTGAGTGCATCATTAAAGGAGGCCACCCAGGGTGGCGCAAAGTCTACATCAACAATGTTGACTAGCTCGGCATAAGCTGTAAGCAGGGTATCAAATTGCTTAAGAATCTCTAACGTTACATGCGTTAGAGCATAATTGATTCCCGCCTGCATTGAGTCTATCACTTTGGTGATAGTCTTTGCAGCTACAATTACAATGCCCTTGATGTTACCCCAGTTGCCTGCCCACGCCATAGTAAACATAGTAGCTAGCAAGGTTACTTGTGTCAAGAACCCAGCGAGTACTAGTAGCGCGCCTACCATCGCTGCAACCGCAGGGGCACCTAGCGTTGTCAGTACCGAGGCGACGCCGATTACAGCAGACACCAGGGCAGAAACAACGAATACAGCACCCATGCCAGCAGTGAACAGTAGAGCAAATCCAGCAGCAGCCGAAATAGCAGCGAACACAAGAGCTTGAGTAGATGGCGACAGCGAGTTAAAGACAACTAGCACCTGGTGCGCTACGTTTGCGAGAATAATTAGACCCTCCATTACAGGGCCCAAAAACTTCCCGAAAGTGGTAGCGAGGCGAACTACTTGTGGAATTAGCGGAACCAGCGCCTTAGCTAGGGGCATGAACCCCTCACCTAGAGCCTGCTGCATGCCTTCCTTAGCAGCTTGCCAAGCCCCAGAGAACGTTCTAGTAAAGTCTCTCATGCCTCCCTTGTATTGAAGCATGTGCTCAACGATAGCTTTAAGCGCCTGGTCCGAAGATACGAAGCCAGTCTTAACCTCCGCGCGTAACTCCTGGACTGACATACCCATAGAGTCGGCTACTGCTTGCCAAACGTTACCAGCAACGTTCGACATCTGGTTCATGTCCTGGGTCATCAACTTTCCAGCAGCACGAATCTGCGAGAAAGCGATAGTAATGCGCCGTAGCTCGTCCGCACTACCAGTCCCAGTCTTAGTAATCGTGTCGCCGAACAGCTCCATTAGGGGGATGGTAGCCTCGATTTCGGTACCGTAGGCACCTAGAATCTGGACTCCCTTCGCTACCTCATCGAAGCCAAAGGGCGTCTCAACGGCAAAATCCTTCATCTTCTGCAACATAGCTGCAGCCTCTTCCGACGATCCGGTAAGGGCTGTTAGTTGTAGCTCCGCCTTCTCGAATGACTCTACCATCTCGAACCCAGCCGCGACGGTAATTTTAGCCAAACTAGTGACGTTCTGCCCGACGCTTTCAACCATGTCCTGGAAATTACGCATGTATCTATGCGCCATTCCCACAGACTTTCCAAGGTTGGAAACGTCCATATACAAGCCGATGGTAAGCTTACCTAGATCAATCACGTTTTGCTCCTACGCGTCCGCCAAACACTGATTTCTTAGGTTGCTTCAAGGGCCCCTTTTTCTTTTTACTAGCCTCGTGTTCCTCATTCTTAAGGATGAAGTAAACACGCCATCCATCTAGTTCGTCCAGCGACATATTATCTTCTATGTCGCTGACGAAACAATGCAGATGCGAAGCGAGCTCATAGATGAACTTACGCTCCGCATCATATCTTAGTTTTTTGCGGGGTCTTCCTCGCTAGACGACCGCACATTCAACATACGCATAGCTGCCTGCGCCACCTTATCATACCAAGACCCTGCAGGTAGGTCTAGCAACCCGTCCCTATCTGCCAGAGTGAACAGCTTGTTCCCTGTGGTATCATAAGTAAGCTCGATTACCGCTAGAAGCATTAGCTCCATAGGGTCCAGCTTATTTGCGACATCCTCTTCATTCTTTGCAATCTTCATACCAGCAGCCTTGAACAGCTGGTTGCGTTGCTTGATAGAAGGACTACGAATCTCTACCGTCAGTCCCTCCTCTAGCTCTACTACTTCCTTCTTAAAATCCTGCGATCGGCTTAGTAGTGTCGAGCGCATTTGGTCCCTGATACTCATCTTGTCCTCCTAATAAAAAGAAACCCCGACGCACCACAGGTGAGCCGGGGTTTTTGTGTTTTAGCTGGGATCGCCAATATTGAAGTTTGCTACCCGTCCCGCCGAATCGTACCGCGAATTACTGACAAAGCTTAACGAAGTGGCTACTTGGTCTGCTACGCTTGCACTCTGCTCTAGGCTATTGATGTAGCCCCAGCAGCGAAACGCTTTTGTCGCGTGGAACTTGACAGAGAAGAGCGCTAGCGTCTGTGCTGTATGCAGAGTCTGTAGCGTAGTTGTCCCGCCGCCAGAATCTTGGTCGGTGCTAGCAATATCATGGACACCAAAGGTGCCAGAAGCTTGCTTTAGACCAATGATTCGCGCGTAGGCTGTGTCTCCAAATTCCGTGTCGTCAATCTCGTCAGCTTCCATGGACACTTGGAACTCATGTCCACCAGCAATCTGCAGAAGTGGGATGTAAGCACCGTCAGCTGTAATAGGTCCAGTCTTAACACCAGTGAAGGTAACTGTACCAAACAGATAGTCGATGCTGGAGATATCCCCCGCAGCAATTGCTACGGCGTTGTCGTAGAACGTGGGCAGTGTGCTTGGATTCCACACTTGCTTCGAGGCAGTATTAATCTTCCAAGTGTTGCCAGTCGTGTTGGTAAACGCCTCGCCTGTGAAAGCAGTAGAAGTCCCGCCAACATAAATAGCACAATTGAATCCTGGTTGAGCAGCCATACAAACCTCCTAGCCTTAGCTATGAGTCGCTACGGCGCCAGTGGAAACTAGATCAAAACTAACCTGAACCAAGTCAGCAACACCTGCACTGATTTCCATCTTAGTTACATAGCAGAGTACCTTAAGACCTGCTGTGCCGTTGAATAGAATACCGAGCCCCACAGAGGTCTTATTTAGGTAAGCATCTTGTAGCACTACCTGCCCGCTAGTGTCGCCGGACTCGTAATCCCCCGATAGAGTGATGGTAGTCCCGGCCAGACCTAGAATCTTGGCGTAGGCTCCGGACGTATCCTTAAAGTCTGTGACGTCTAGTTCGTCGTTCTCCATGGAGAACGAGTAATCCTTGATCCCGTCAATCTCGTTGTAGGTCCCGCCTAGGGTAGTGGCTACCTCAACGGCACCAGCATGTGCTGCAACAGCCATTAGAAACTCCTAGCCTTTGAAAATAAGGCGCGCAGTGAAGATCCATCTATGGTCGTCAGTATCTGACAAACCGATGTATTGTGGATCCGATTCAGCCATAAGGCAAGTAATGTACCCAGTGTACACACTAACGTCTGCCATCTGCAAGATGTCCCACAGGTCGCGGGCTAGTGCTTGGCCAGTAGCAAATTGGTCCTGGTTCTGTCTAACAAACAGATTCACGCGAAAATCGCGTAAGGACTCTTTGCTTGGAGAGACGTACACAAGGGGGCGGAAAGACAACATAGAGTACACGAAGACAGCATCACGCGGGATACCCGTAGCGCGCCACGGTCTAGGTGGACCCATGAACAGGTTAGTACCCAGCGTTAGGCTAGAGCCTGCGTCTACTAATGCCGTCACCACAGCTTCGGGCCGGTCAGCAGGGATGGGCATTAAGGCCTCATAGCATTCTTAGTAAGCTTTGCTATAAGCGCCCGAACGCGTGGCGTCATAGCATACACAGCATTCAGCAAGAAGTGCGCTTCGCCTACTCTGTGGTAATAGTCGTCGTTTTCGTGCTGGATGAGCGCGTACGGATGCGCCGGATCGGCAGACGATCTAGCATATCCGAATTGGATATTAGTGTACCGACCACCGGCGCTAGTAGTAGGAGGATCGACGAAGCTCGATCTACGCAAATCACCAGTGTCCACAGGAGTGCGTCTAACTGAATTGTCCATGATAACTATTGCAGCAGCATCAACAATGTGTGGTGCTGCACCCTTAACACGGTCATTCAGTTTATTTAGGGCTGCCTGTAACTCATCTGCGCCCTTAAGAGTAGCGCCAAGCTTAATTGCAGCCATCGCAGCCTCCTAGAGATAAATCTCGTAATGGGAGATAGCCCCAGTAGGGCCTCTAGCTACCTCCCTACGCTTTGGTCTGCGTCCACCCGTAGCGCTCGCTGTACTTACCCCGGGCAGCCAGATAAGCGCGTCATCTGGTACGTCTACCTCTGTGTAGATAACCACGTTAGTCTCCTCTTCTTCGCCTTGCCTAGGCATGAAGAGGGGACCGTGGAAATACCGGTCGAGTTCAGTACGGCACACAAACGCCGTCGCGGCACCGTAGACTGGGTCACCAGAGGTACTAACGCTAGACACAGAAGCATAGTAAGCTGTCTCTGCTAGCGTAGCTCTAAGTTGTGGATCCATCTTCTGTCCCGTTGCTGATATCGTCCATACCTACGCTAAACCCAGGCTGAACAGCATCGGTATCCGCTGCAAGGTCAATCTTTTCTGCCTTACTCTGGCCAGAAACTAGAATCTGTACCACGAAGTTGGTAGGAGAGTAGTCCTGCAGTTCGTCTAGCAGCAGCCGGTAATTACGCGCTCGCTGCGACGCTTGGATACGTGTATGCCCAATCCACAGATCAGCCAGTCTAGAGTATTTGGCTACCAGACTCTTAAGTGCTGCAATAGTGGCAGTACGTACCGCGTCATCTGCAGCGTCTAGGTAGTAGTCAATCTCTTCGTCTTGCAGCTGCTGATCTGTTGTGTCTGTATCGCCTAATGCAAGTCTTACAATGTATCGGCGCCCCACAGCCGTGGATGCACTAAGGAGGGAAGCATCATAGGTCCATGCCATAGCTATCCTCCAAAGAACGTGGCCCACAGGGAGTGTGCCGTAGAAGTGGCACCGGCCAGGATTAGCCCAATAACCGTGGAGGCTTTCCAGGCTAAAGTATGGGCGGCTGTAGCTTTGTCTTCTGCAGTCTGCACCCTAGCCTCTATGGCTGGCAGCCGCTTAAGCTCCGTTACGACGATGGCTAAATTCTTGTCCAGCGATGCGAGCTTCTCGGTCATCACATCAAGCTTGGAATCGAGCGCATCGGCTTCACGCTTAATAGCTTCTAGCCGGTCCTTATGGTTATCGAGCATCGTAAGAATCTTTTCCATGCTTACTCCGCCTGATTAGGCTCCGATTTGTAGAGAATCTCTTGCCCAATCCAACCTAGGTCGATTAGCCGCCGTAGTTGCGATTCCTTCATAATGGAAGGGTCAATCTCTTCCCCAACCTTTACAAGGCGCAGCTTACCGTCAATCTGCATCTTTTGTGGCCGTCGTGCCACATAGATCATTTTATACGTGGTCTTTGTGGTCTTTGCCATTAGCAGTCCCTCTATAAACAAAGAACCCCCGGCGACCAAAGCGGGAAGGACCAAACCGCTAAGGTCACCAGGGGTTCAAAAGACCTAAGAAAGCTTAGGTTAGCACATCGGATAGGAACGCGCCAAGCAGGGCCGAAGTGAGCTTGTAGTCAAAGCACGTCTGAATCTCAAACCGATCAGAGTTAAGATGAGTCATCTCAAACTTCCGAATGGTCTGGTCAGGAACGCCAGCTACGCGCTGACGGAAGGTGTAGCCTGCGGAAGCAGTACGCCGACCAGGACGCTTAGGAACGTAGAGTAGCAATGCCCCCTCTCCGAACATTTGCGCGGTAGTCGTGGTAGCAGCACCCTCGGCCGAAGTAGCCTCCATGGTCTCGCCGACGATTACTTCGTCGAGCTCCAGGACCTTGGCTAGCAACTCCTGGCTAACAATCCCTGTCTGCGTATACTTGATACGGTCGAGGAACTGCGCGGAGTCCTGTAGTACATCCCACGTAGTAGCACCTAGAACAAGCTTGTTAGGCTTGTAACCAGTCTTGGTCTGCACCGAACGAATCTGCTCCCGAAGGTCCTCAATGGGAGTAGCGTTAGACGCATCCCACTTGGTACCTACAGTGATGTCAGACCCTGTGGTAGACCCAGTCCAGATGCCTGTGGTGAAGAACCCGGTAGCCCATACCTTGTCCTTCTTAAGCCGCAGCATGCGGGTAAGGAAGGCAACGGTATCAGCGTCTAGGTCTAGAGGCTCGTCGGCATTCTGCCGCTCTTCGAAAGCGATATCCTTGTGAAGCGCGTACGGATCACAGTAGTAGGTATCACTCGATAGGCGCCAGTCTGCACCTTCGGACTCGGTACCTGGCGCGCGAGGCGACATGGTAACGCGATTCAGATCGGCTAGATCATAGATGAAGTATCGATCGCTCTGCTTCTCAACGGGAATGACTGGAAACACTCGGTCAGCGACCGAAGGCTCTTCCGCCATAAACGCGAGAGACATCTGCGATAGCGGACGATTGATATGAACGTCCGCAGCAGTGGGTAGAGGCATAGTTTAGTCTCCTTAAGACTAGGTAAGCGCGATGGTTTCAACGCCCATGTGAGTCCACGTGGTACCATCGCAGGATACCCAGCAAGCCTCATTTTGGTTGAGCGTTACAATAGTAGCAGGCGCGTCCGACTTGACTACAAGGTTTTCAGCAGCGTCAGCCATATTCAGAATCCGGAACACGCGACCTACCGATACCTCTTCCGCAGGCAAGTTAACGTCTCGCGACGACCCACCCGGATCTAGCCGCTGGAACAGCAGCGAGGCAGCAGTGAGTGTATCGGTACCAGACAGAGTAGCAGTCCGCGCAGTACCTAGCGAAAGCGGGAACACAGCCTTAGGCGCAGGGTAGAGCTCGATAACCGCGATTTCTGCGGCAGCCCCAGCTGCACGCCGAACGCGACCAATCGAGAATCCCATCGTAGTAGCGACAGCGCGACCCGAAGAATCGATAGAAACCTCATCGCCTACAACTAGCGCGGCACCGGCCCAAACCTTGGTAAGGCCCGATACAGCAACAGTAGCTAGCTGGGCGGCTTCTGGATCGTTCTGTAGAACGCCGTAGCAGTTGACGCCGGCAGTCGACACAGTCTGCACCTTGTCAGCAGACGTATGCGCTACAAACTTAAACTGCGCAGCAGAAAGGTCAGCAGCCGCAACAGCCGACCGCGTAACAAGATTACCTTCGTTAGCCATTTTGTATATCCCCTATTACTTGGTCCGACGCTCGGCGTCGTACTCGCTGTAAAGTTGTGGATTCTCTAGCATAGCCTCGGTAAAGGCCTTAGCAAAATCCTTGGTAACTCCGCTGGATACCTTGCTCTTCGCAAGAATCTCTAGCTTCTCGTAAGCCGACCCAGTAACTGGAGTCTGCCCACTCTTTCCAATCTCTCGCGAGAGTACCGCGGCACCGGTCTTAGCAATCGCCTGCGCAGAGACTAGAGCACCTACTAGCTTCTCAACTAGGGGCGCATTGGTCTTGCTTAGCGCGTAAAGACCCTTAGCGATATCCTCGCTATCAGCCACATCGCCAAGCTTCGACTTAGTTACAGTCACGTAACTAGCCTCATCGGCAGCGTCTAGCCGCTTGCGTAGCTCAACAATCTCGGCTTGCTGTAGATTGATGGTCTTAGCAACCTCTACAGGAACCTCTGGAACCACCGGTGGTGCAGGAACCTCGGGAACCACAGGGGTCTTTGTAGACTCTGCAGCTTCTGCTGCAACACGCGCTAGCTCGTCGCTAACCGCCTTGCGGAACTGCTCTGGTAGCGTATTTAGATCAAACACTGTTTCCTCCGAAGGAAGGGATTGCGGGGGCGTCTTGCTCTTTGCAATGACGATATCCGCTAGTTGATTTGCGCCCTCTTGACATAGCGCAATCTCGGTAAACTGTAAGCGTCGGAGCTTTTTGGCCATGGATGTTTCTACGCTCCTGCTATAGGATCGGGCTAGCAACGCCCAAAACGACAAAAGAACATAGGATTGCGGGTGGCGGGTTGCGGGTATGTGCAGCTTACTCGCTATCTGCGTCTTCGGTTACTGCCCGCCCCGCTACCGATAGCATCCTAAGCTCTCCGTTTTTAATGCGCGTGAACACCAAGGGATCATAGATGTACATACCAATCCACCAGCCGATAGGCACAGTCCCTGGAGGAATGCCTAGAGCCTTCTGTTTCTCCTCTGTGAAGACGATACTCTCTACAAGAGAACCGGCGTAGTATTCAGTATGTTCAATGGACCCCATGCCACCACAGCGCACAAACACATAGGCAGCCTCCTCTAGCTCTAGAGGCTCGATGATGTGATCGTGCGCATCCACCACCGTTTCGCCTTCCTTCGTAACGGCTACACTTGCCCATCCGAAGATTAGCTGCTTATCCTCGACGATGGTGGACGCACTAAGCTTGAATTCAACTGCTGTATCCATATTCCCTACTTAGGCACTTTGCGTGCACCAGGTTTTTCAGTCCGTACGTTAGCGCGTTCGCCTGCCCCTGAATCATTGTGATCTTGCACCACAGGGGAGTTAGGGTTACGGCCAGCGCCACTAGGGTTAGTGCCTGCCATTGGGTCGATGCGAGGCTCGCCCTTTTCTGGGAAGTCTGCCACCTTACGTAGGTGGGCCTCCAGCTCGTCGTCAGGCTGTAGGACGTTGACAGCCACAAGCTGATTAACGAAGGTCGCGAGCGTCGCTAGGCTGACATCCTGCATTTCTTCGGCCGCAATAGTAGGGGCCGCCTTTGGCTCAAACCCATTCAGCTCGCACAACTTCGGGATTAGGAAGTGGTTCACGCCGTCTGCGATACGCGAAAGCGCCGCTTGTAGAGCTACAGTAAATAGCCCGGCCTGCTTATCAGCGAGTGCAAAACTGCCGGTCCCACTACTTCCAAGTAGGATAAACTGCGCAAGCATAGTAGTAGCAATACGGTTTTCATACCGATTGATGATAGTGTTTGTGTCGATGGCACGCTTACCTCCGCCACTTAGCAACGAGAACTTGAATCCTGTCTTAGCGTTACCAGACGAGCTAGTAGCAATCTCTTCGGCAGGGAAAACTACCCCTTCACGTTCGTCCCGTCGAATCTGCGACAGCTGCCGTTTGAAGGCTGCTACCTGCTGTTGCATAGCGGCAGGCGCATTGATGTCTAGGTACTCTGGGGGCACATAGAGTACAGGCAGACCGGCTAGTTCTCGCTCTACACCAATAGCCTCAATCTCTTGCAGCCGCTTTAGGAAGTTGTACGGTCGTACGGCACTACGAAGAATAGAGCGACCTTCTGGATTGGCCTTGTATGGCGTAGTGGTGAAGTGTACAGCCTTCTCAATAGGAATCAACACAGTGCCTCTAGAGTTGAGCACATATGGATCCATCTGATTCATACCGAGAATCTTATTCTTACTATCTACTTCCCACGACCACAGGGAGGACTGGGCACGCAAGGGAATATTGGCCCAGCCTAGCCGGCCATCTGGCCTAACCTTGTAAACTACCTCGTGGTATGCCCAGCCGTACTGTAGGAAGGATAGTGCTTCATAGATGAAATCCTTCCAAGGAACCTCCATATCCTGCATGCAATCTTCTACGAAGCTCTTTGCGTCGCGCGCGCGGAGACCCTCGCCCTTCGTAATGCGCCAAGCCTGATTAGTAAGCAGGTATTCGATTACAAATAGTACGGCGCCAATGACGGGATCATTGTCCCGCATCTCCGTGTACTGTTTAACAGGAGTGACACGCCGTAACGCTGGGTTCCACTCGCTATTTACGAAACCACCTACGATCTCTAGGCCGGCGGACCCAATTTCCGACGTGTCTGCCATGGTTGTACCCTCTCAAATAAAAACCCCCCCAGCGCCGTGTAGGCACCAGGGGGGTTTAGTTACTACGAAAACGCGTCAGCGTCCTGCAACTCTTGATACACGCGCTTGATGACTAGACCTAGAATCCAGCGGAGAACTACCTGGTCGTACGAATCGACGATCTTAGCTACGATGCTATCGCCGTACGACACCTGGCCGTCTAGCCAATCCACTAGCTTATCGACAGCGGCCTTGACTACTTCCTCCTCGGGAATGGCGTCCTTGGCCACGTCAAAAAGGATGGCCTGCGCCTTGTCCTCAATGGAATCCATATCAAGCTTTGGAAACTTAAACTTACCCATGATTTCTCCTGTGGTGCACTAGTTAGTAGTCCCAACGCTCACGTGTACCCGCTTGCTCGTCAGGACGAATATTGTACGTAGGTTTCTGTAGTAGTTCTGTGATACCCAGCCCTGCAGCGTCTACCTGGTCATCATTAGCGCCGTTAGGGAAGGCGTCGCATTCTGCAAAAAACTCTTCTAGCCAGGGCTCGCCTTCCGGAACATGGATGTTACCAGCTTCTAGGTACGGAGACCAGGCCATAGCACGTTTAACCTTAGATTCTGAAGCTACTACCAAGATAATGCCTGGTATTTCAGCTTCTAGGGTGTTTTGTAGCGCTCTAGCGTTGGCCGCTTTTTCTACGTATTTAGCCTTAGCCTCTGGAACTGCCTCTGTAAGCGCGCGGACTGCGGTTAGCTGGTCGTTGAAACTAAGCTGCCGGCGAATGCGCTTCCACAGGTAGATTTTCTTTCCTACTCTGCCTATGATCCAGCCAACCGTGTAGTCAGCTGTAGGGTCGTCCGAATAGCTAAGGTCCCAGGACTGCACTAGCTTATCAAAGGCCGGTGGCCAAGCCTCCGGAGCTACCTTTCTGAACCAGTCGCGCTTAAGCATACCACCGCCCGTAGGACTGGGTAGCTGATCTAGCTGACCGGACGCAGCATACGAACCTAGCTCAATACGAAGCGCCGCAATCTTACTCTTAGGCAGTCCAGCTGGCCATAGTGCGTCGCCAGGCACCACACGGGGGTCCTGGAATTTAAGCTTAGTGTGGGAGGGCAGACGATGCTTAGGATTATACTCTGCTGGTAAGCAGAGATGGTCCCAATCGATATCGTCTTCGTCTAGCGAAGTGTCTGACGTCACACCTAGCCCGAGGCGTTCAGCCTCTTCCTTAGCCTTGAAGTACTTATCGCGCTGCGATAGCAGATAACCAACGATATCGTTCTCATGCAGACGTTGCATGATTACAATCTTGGCCCCAATGTGGGAACCAGGATTGAGACGAGTAGAAAGAGTACCTCCCCACCACGTAATAGCATGAACTCGAGCAGCCTCTGACGTAAGTGCCTCTGTTGCGTTATGCGGATCGTCTACTAAGATGATATCTGCGCCTTCCCCGGTTAGCCCGCTTCCTACGGAAGTAGCTAGCCGGTGACCTTGCGCAGTATTTTGGTAGTAGGCTTTAGCATTTTGGTCTTTTTCGAGGCGTACACCTGGGTAAAGCTGGCTGCCTTGTTCCCAATTCGGGTGGGGAGAGTATCTTTGTTGGTACCATGCGCTCTCAATGAGTCGGCGCATCTTTACCGAGTCACGAGTAGCTAGTTGGTTACTATGGCTGGCGAAAATCCACTTGATTTTGGGGTCGTTACCCCACGCCCAGGACGGGAAAAACACCCCAGTTAGTAGAGATTTACCGCAGCGGGGTGGGATGTTGATGATTAGGCGCTTAATCTGGCCTGCTAGAACAGCTTCTAGGTGGTCACAAATGGCATTTAGATGCCAATTTGGGAGAAATTGTGCTCCAGGCTCTACTAATGGCCAGGTGTGTTCTACATATCGGATAAGCCTACGATTAATTAGTTCGTCTTGCACCACAGAGAGTTGTGGTAGGCCCCTAGTATCTATAGGCTTCCGCAGGGCCGGGTCATTGTGGAAGAAACGGTCGGCCCTAGACCCACGGTTAGCTAGCTCTTCTAGCGATTTAGGTCTAAAGTCCATGATGGAGGTTCCTTCGTAGCCGTACCCTAGCCCAGCCTAGCCTAGTACGATCTTGTCTGGCCCAGAAAGCAGTTTGGGCGCTTCTCTAGCAGCTTCTATTACGTCGATGGGCTGGACCGTAGCCTTAGTAATTAAAGCCTCTAGAGTGACTAGCTCATCACTAGTTAGTCTCTTAAGGTCGATGTTATGCCCAGACAGGAGAGGGTTTGGCCCAGTTAGCTGCTGATTAGTGGACGATGTAGCAGATTGTGCAGCGCTTGCGGGGGCTGGGCCCCAGTCCTCTGGATTCTTCTGCTTAAGGATGTGAGCTGCAGCTTTCCAGTCATCTGCTGCCGAGGCAGATAGGATGTCGATGTGAGACTGCTCGTACTGTGCCTCTTGGTACTGCACGGCTTGGAAAAAGCTGAACAGCTCTAGTTCAGGTACGCTGTAGTCTTCTGGATTGTAGTGCGGACTACTTAGCTGCTGGTCAGCGTACTGAAAATACTGCTTAAGCAGCACAAAAGTGACTCGCGCCAGCTTTGCAGCATTCCTTAGGCTTGCACCGCGCCCCACAGCGGTAATAATCTGCTGTTGGGAGGCTCGGGGGATGTCTCTAAAGAAGGAATTAGCTACGGTATTGGCGCGCATTTTGTTAGGTCCTACGATAGAATCGTACGGAGCGGGAGGTAAGCAACAAAAGAGTCAGGAGTGTTGAGTGGTGGATGCGTGGTTGTGGGTCTGTGAAAGTTGCCGTTTAGGCAAACTGCTACGGATTTTTAAGCAAAAAAAGGCCCCCGAGCTACGTACCATCGTAGCGAACGGGGGCCTTCTTAGTTTTTTTGTACCGCTACTCTACAAAGTCTGCAAGTCCGTCTAGCAGATCGGTGGTCTTTGCCACAGAAATCGCAACTACTCCAAGTGGCACCACAGAGAGGATTGTGGGTGGGGTGGCAGTGGATAGGTTTAGCTTGACTAGCCCAACGATATCGCCGTTGGGCCGCCGCACTTGCTGTTGCGTGATGATGGCACCATCATCTAGAGGCTGGTCGATCAGCTCAAAGGTGGCGTCACGAAGAGCCGGGATGGCGTCGAGCGGGCAAATAGTACTGTTGTACGACACCACACCGAGCGCATAGTCAATGTTGCACAGAGACGGGTCTGTGAAGGAGGCAGCGTTTTCGTAGAAAGCAAACTGGGTAACACGAGCCATTATTCTTGTTCCTGTTGGCAGGGTTAAGCTTAGTTAGACTATGACTTGTTTATTGCAGTCTGAAGGTGTAACGCCCTCCATGATCCCCGGGCAGCGCTCATTATATGAGGCCGAAAGGGTTTGCAGGGCATTTAGCTCTGTATCTCTATTAAAACAATCACCCATTACGCAAGCCCCTATAGCGTCTGCTACCAGTTCCGGGGGCAAACTACTCGCCGCTTGCACACATGCAGCACATGCAAGCGCATAACGCTGGGCCTCCTTTCCATGGAAGTCGATGTCTGCTAGCAGTTCCTTACATTGCTCCTCGGTACAAGGCTCTCTGTGCGAGTGCCCGGACCCCCAGTCGGTACCGCCGCCATCTGATGCAATTGCCTGCTCTGCTACCTGCTCTGCGATAATCTGTGTGGCGATTCCCATTGCTAGTTGGGTCCCACTAACAGCGTCCACATTCTTGCCGTGGCCAAACCGCGGAAAAATAGACCAGATAATCTCTGGAGTTTCTAGATCCGCTTGATGAGTAGTGTAAGTAGTAAGCGCAGGCTGCTCTAGTGTGCCAGCAGTCCCCACAGGGCCAGGGTCTACGTAAGTAGCCTGGCCGCGGCCGGGCCCGGTAACGTCACTAAAGCTTTTTCCGTTGCCAGAACTCCAACCAACTCCTAGGCCCATTACGAACCTACCGTGTACTCAACCGCCCCGGTAACAAACCCGGTACCAAGCGTAGAACCGGATGTTAGCGACACTAGCCAGCCAAAGCGCATGTAACGCGCTGCCACTGTAGAGACAGTGGTGTAAGCCGAAGCGTCTAGACAGCCATCAGCCGTAATGACAGAGCCGATAGGGTTAGCAGCACTAGGATTACGGGGATCGTTGCACAGCTGGACACCAGGACGACACTGGAAATTCCCAGTCTTACCACGAAGCTCTCCGTAGCCACGGAAAGAACCTACCTGGTTAGTAGACATCCAACCCGTAGTGGGAATGAATACTTCTGTGATGGAAGCAGCAGCTAGAGTACCGCCATCGATGGAGACCTTGGAACTCTTAGGACACGACATGGAGGTTTCCCTTTGTTTTGAGAGGATTTTTTGGGAGATTTAGATATTATCGTGTTGTAGCAGCCCGGCCCGCGCGCGGTACCATATTTGCCGCTACGTTAATTGGGGTGATTGCGCTAGCGGCCATACTCACAGTAGCCGCTAGCGCAATCACTTAAGGGCGCGGGCGATCGTTGTCCACACAGACAACGTACCGAACAGCACCATGCAGGTCATACCAACCAACATAGTGCCTATCGCGCAACCATAGACACCCGCTATGGTCACTAGTACTACAGTGTCGGGAGGGGGATAAGCCCCCTCCATAGCCTATGCCTCGGCGGTTGCGGTCTCGGGTGCACCTTCGTCCGAGTCGTCGTCGTCGCCGGACGGTGCACCCTTGGCCGCGTGCGCCGCTTCCAGCTTGGCACGCCGCTCGCGGTCTTCGGGGGTGAGCGGAGCGAGCGTGACGGTGACCACGTTTCGAAACTCCTCGTCGGGCACTTGGCTGAACGCCGCGGACAAGCCGCAACGGTAGGCCAGCGTGGCCGCTTCACCGCGACCCGCCCAGACGGACTGATTTACCACGTAGGTGGCGGGCAGCGCGCCTGCTGCACGCGGCGTACGGATGTCCTTCGCCGAGAGGACCAGCGGCTGGCCCTCGGGCAGGTTGACCGTACCGTCTTCGTTGACGGTACACCCACGTGCAACGAGCATGTCGCGGAAGATGTCCGCCTTGACCGAGCCCTTGACCCGAGTGCTGGACTCGCGCCCCTGAAGCCAGGCCAGCGAGAGGATCAGATTGCCGCCCTTGACGGTACCGGCTTCCACGATCTCTGCAATCTCGGCCTTCGTGAACTTGACGCTCATGACACACTCCATAGCCCCTATGGGCCGTCCTTTGTTGTTTGTCGCATAGTACTATCGGCGCTATGCGGGCGCCAACCACGAAAGATTGACAAGCCTGTATCCCGCCGTAACCAGCGGGCGAACCTTCCTAATACCCGGGCCCAGGGAACCCGAGCGACCCCACTACCCAACGGGGCCAGTGTCCAGCATGCTGCTGACACAACTCGCGCCATTCGGCAAGCGTACCGCTAGCGCCTCCGTAGGTATCCTCCGGATCCCCCCCTACGTCTACCCAGTCGACTACCCCGGCCCGCGTCTGTTCGCGGTACCACGTAACTGTGTAGCGGTCAGCCGCTACACAGCACACTACCTCACGATCCCC